CGAATGGCATATTCTTTGTATCTCTTTTTGTCGGATCAAAATCTGATCTTGGATAAACTGCGTGTATAATTTCTATTTCTTTGTATGGGTCTTTCTTTTCCATAGCTACAATATCTTGTGATACGGCTTCACCAAACTTTTGTACTAACCCTCGTGCTGATAATTTAAATCTTCTGTAAATGGTATCTATTCTACCTTTTTCATTTTCTGCAATGTAAACTTCATCAATATGTCTTGTAGAAAATTTTATAAAATCTTCATCATCTTCTTCAATAAACATTGCAGCTGTACCAAAGGTAATAAGATCATGATACAATTCAAATATTTCTTGTTGAAAGTTTGATCTATTGAACGCTGTATACATTGCATCAGTAGATGCTTCTAACCATAGCTTTGCTTCATCTTCATTATCAACTTGTTGATTTTTAAATCTTAATGTAAACCATGGTGTAGAAGGATTAGTAAGCATCCCATGTAACGATGCCGCTAACAATTCTAAGGCTTGTAAAGGAGAACTATCAAAGATAAGTTCCATTCTTTTATCACCACGTGATCTTTTTTTAGTCACATCTGATTTTCTTGGCATCATGTAATCTGCAACTTCTTGCCAATGCGTTTCCCAGTTTTGTCTTTGACCTGACAATCTTTCAAATCGTGATAGTAATGCTTTTGTTAAATCTGTTCTTGCCATCTATTTTCCTAATATACTTGGTCTACCTAATGTTACTGTTTGATCTTCTACACCTCTTGGTCCAGTCAATATAGTCATCGATCTACCTTTTGCTTTTGTTTTTCTTGCATCATATCCATCCATGCTAGTTGCTTCTATTTGAGAAACTTCCGCTGTTGTTGGTGCGGGAGTTGGAGGTGCAGGAGGTTTGGGTGGACTGAAAATTCTTGTTACTGCTCTTGCTGGACTTCCTCCCATCTACCCTCCTAACAAAGTTTTCTTTTCTGTTTCCGCATCAGTTGTGTCTCCTAGCGGTCCAGTTAAGATTGTTGATTTTCTACCTTTACGTTTTCTTTCTATTGCTGCTTGTTCCGCAGCTATTCTATCTTTTTCTTCTTGTGATAATTCTGTTGATGGTGGAGTAGGTGCGGGTTGCACTGGAGGTAAAGGCGGCATTTTTGGTTTAAATAGTGATCCCATATTTATATAATCCTGTATTCATTATCTGCTACACTTTGAGGTGCAGCTTGTCTAGTATTTATTTCTTGTAAACCTACAGCTAAATATCTCATCGCATCACACGCATGAGACGACCAATCGTGTACAGGTTTACTACGGAACATACGATTTTTATCAATATACTTCCGATGATAATGTCTTAACGCATCTATTAGTTTTTTGCAATGGTCTGTATCAATCCAACATCGAGGTAAAGTCATTGTTGTTGCGTGTATACCATCTTCTAAAGGTATTTTAGGCACAACCTTAAACCTGATGCCTAGCTGATAAGCTACCTCTCGTCTTGTTTTACCATTACTAAAATCAGTAACTTCTATATCATGCGGAGCATAGTGATCTTTATAAACATAATCTTTATCTTTGATCATTTGAATATAGTGAGGTAAACCTTGACCTCTCTCTTCATGGTAGTCAATAATATTGATAGCTCTACCTATCTGTTGATAGAATATAATACTACTATGATCTGAGACTCCTAAATCCCATGATGTCGATACGGGTAAACTAGGATCATAGGGTACACGTGCAATCTGTTTTTTGTTTTCTAAATCCGCCAACACATCTGCGTAGATCGCACCTTCTATGTTTGCGATCCAATCACATTCAAACTCTTGTAGATACTTCTTCTCACCCATAACCTCTTTCGCTTTGGTAAGCTCCTCCTCATCTACAATTTTAGTTTCTGATGCTTTAGCTTTATAGTTAAACCAATCCTCTGCTCCTTGTGCGTGTTGATAGAGTTCATAAAAATTATTATTCATGCCTTGCGGAGTCCCAATAAAAACACAGTACCCCTTTCTATCGGATAGTGCTGGTCGTATAATCTCAGGAAATAATCTTTCGTTTACATTTGCATACTCATCAATCACACAGCCATCAAGATAGATACCTCTCAAACCATCTGAGTTCTCTGAGCCTAGCAAAGTAATACGAGAGCCATTAGGTAAATCTACACGTAGCTCTGTTTCGTTGAACTTGGTGTGCGGAATCTTGGCGGTAAACTGTTTCATGTAATCCCAAGCGATAGACTTAGCTTGTTTAAATGTTGGTGCAATGTAGGCAAATCTTGGGTTTTTTTGTTTCGATAATAAGGCAGAACGTATAAGATGATTAATCATGCACACAGTCTTGCCGAACCTTCGATGACAAACTAATACATTCCATCTGAACCTTGATATTTCTCTATGAAGAAAAGCCTGATGCTTTCTTGGCGTATAGGGTATTTTAATCTGCATAATCTTTTAGTGGATTAGTTTACTAGGCATATCTTGACCTAAGCTACCATATTCAAAATTCATTAAGCTCATAGCATAACTAGCATAAAGCTCAGCTGATTCGTTATTATGAAAGCCAAATATCTTTATGACCAAAGTGTGTTTCTTTGGATCAATGTAAACTATTGAGTCTAAATCATCTTGTATGTAATTCCACATATACTACTACATATAGTAATTATTCCAATAATGAAAGGATGGTCTGCCAAAGTGAATAAGTGGCTGTCTCTGTAAGGGTGTCCTCGAGTCCCATGTATATATATATAATAAAATGCGGTCACATTGTCGGGTATATGGGGGGTATGCAACATAAAATATGGCAACATCTTGTTAATATTACTATTGATAACTTATGATTACCGATAGTATTCATATATCGGAACACCATTTCTGTAATAGATTGTGTTCTAATTGTGTCCGTTGCTCATATTGCGAGAGATTGCGGGGTTCGTTGTAAGATTAGAAACACAACTATTCAACCTTTTCAATCTTAATATATTTTAATAAGTCATGACCTTTTTTATTCTGATACTTTACAGATATAATCTGACCCTCGTTAAATTTATTGTTTAATTGTTTAATTAGTTTTTTGTAAGACATCGCTTGAAGTGTTTGCTCGTTCCCTTGCTCATCTTTAATATTATAAATAAACTTCATGTTGCATAAATACCACAGTTGCATTTATATCACACTAATATCTTGACCCATTATGAACACTTATATACTTGTATTTTATATTTATTAGTTTACCAATATGGCTATGACAACGAAAACAACAAACAAAAGGGAAACAATGACAAATAAAACAAGTAAAGTAATATATGAGATGCTAACTGAAAACACTGGTAAGCATTTTTTAGATAGTGGCGGTGAAAATGGTAGACACTGGCAACTTAATCAAAAAAAAACATTTAAAGATTTTCAGAATGAACCTGAAATATCTAAGGATGATGATATAATTACAAAGTCTTTATTTCATCACTTAAATGAAAGCTGTACATATCTTCCTAAATTAACCAATCAATTTAATGATTGGATTAATGAAGATAAGTATCATTATTTTGATAATCCAAATGGCAGATCACACATTATAGCTGATGTGGAGGATTTTATGAATGAGTATATATATCCTGAGACAGAGGCAGATTGCACATATACTTATAATTTTGATAATTGTTTATCGCAAGATATTCAATGGATCTCAAGCGGTGAACTGTATCAAAATGATATAATTGCGCTTTGTATTCATAATGGAGCTGATGCAAGGGGTGGAATGACTAATTATAAATTCTTTAAAGTTGATCCTGATATGTTTTATATGATGGATGAGGAATATTATAAAGATGTTGCATAATACTATTGACAATATGGTAAATATAACTAATATAAACTTAACAAGGGGATAATATGATAATAACTAGACCACATAAAAACATTATCAGAATATATTTGGATGATGTTAAAGAAAAAAAGAAAGCATACAATTACTTAATTGAGGAAGGTTGCGTAAAAACTAAATATGTAGAACCATTTTTAGTTGCAGCACCCGAATATTTAGGACAATTAAAAAATGAGGGGGAAAAATGATACAAGCTATATACTTCGCATTATGTTTTGCGACTATGTTTTTAGGATTGATCATTGCTATACACATTCACACATGGATTGGTCTTAGTATTATGATCTTATTCGGCATAAAGTTTATGCTACAACTACCAAACAACGAGGGGGGAAGATGAAAAATAAACTATCTCAATGGTTGATTGACTACATGAAGAGTAAAAAATGTAAGACCTTTAATCAAGGCGGAGTTGATTTATCTAACAACAAACCGCAAGATAACTGGTCAGCTATGAACCCATTTAAATATAGCATACGACTTGGCTCTCATGTAGTCCGATTTATAAATGAGAAAAACAATAAACAAAAGGGGGACGAATGAAAAATTATTTAGTAAAATTTAATTGTGTAATTGGTGAACACGAATACCTTGATTGCTATATTTTTAATAAGAAAAAAAGCGAGTGGGGATATTGCAAAGAATTTTGGGGTATCAACAAACGAAATAGTAGTTGTTTAAAAGACAATATGTTTTGGGATAATTGGATGCAAAATGCTATTTCAGTTTATTCCGAAACAGAAATAACAAATCAAGACGCAGATACATTACAAAGATTGGGGGTAGCGTAATGACACGACAAGCGAACAAACAAAGGGGGACAAATGATAACAAAAGAAATGGTTAATAAATATTTAGATGATGATTACAATGAATGGATTGCAAGTGTTATTGCTGAAATTTGTAATAATCCAAAAAGAATAACTGCTTTAAAAAAATATATTAAAAAAGATTGGGATTTAAGAAATATGTCAAAAAAATATGATAAAACTTTAATGCCAAGACAAAAGGGGGACAAATGAGTAGCGATAAAAATAAAATATTTTGTGATAAGTGCGATACTTTAGAGGAAGAAGATCAATTAATTTGTACTTTTGATAATGAATTATTGTGTTCACCTTGCTACATTAAAAAAGAATTTCATGAGGTATCAGATGAGTAGTGAGAAAAAAAATAAACAGAAGGGGGAATAATGGCAATAAGAATATTTAACAAAACAAAATATGACAGACTAACTAATGTATTGAAAAATTGGTATAGCGAAGAACAAGTTAATGAAATATGGGGATTATTAAAAGATTATGATAATCAACTATGGCAAAGTATGAGCCAAACTAAAATAACTGAGGACAATGATGAGTAGCGAGAAAATAAAAACAGAAGAACAATTAGAGTTAGAAGATTTAAAAAACAAAGATGAATTAATAGATGAGATACAAGCAATATGTAAAGCTAACAAAGACAATGATTATTGCTGTACTTATCAATTAAAAGATATGATTGAAAAAACTTTTAAAATATGGGGGTATTGATGAGTAGCGAGAAGAAAAAAATAATAGCAAATTTATTGATTAAAAAACAATCGATAAATAATATAAACGAACTACATGATTTATATTGTAGTGATGAAGATATAAAAA